TTCGGACCTCCTCTTTTTTTAACTATGGCTACCTCGACAATTGACACCGATACCGAACTATCCGCAGTGAACTCAATCTTGGGAGCTATCGGTCAATCACCAGTTACTTCATTGAACTTTACTAACCCTGAAGTTTCATTTATCTACAACATATTAACGGAAGTTAATAAAGATGTACAGAATGAAGGCTGGCATTTTAACACAGAGTATCATGTAAAAGTAACACCTGACGCCACAACTAAACATGTCACATTACCTGCTCAAACATTAAGATATACTTTACATGATGGATTACAAAATAAAAATCAAGATCTTGTTGTACGTGATGGTAAGTTATATGATTTAGTAGATCATACAAATGAATTCAACAATGCTCTATACCTTGATGTTGTGACATTATATTCCTTCACAGATCTACCTAATGTATTTCAAAGATATATAACCTATAGAGCTTCGGTTAGAGCTGCTACTCAACTAATTTCTAACCCTAATCTAGCTAATTTATTACGACAGGAAGAAGCTAAAACTAGAGCTGCATGTATAGAGTACGAATGCGACATGGGTAATCCTTCATTCTTAGGTACTCCTCATGACAGTTACTATAAATCTTATCAACCTTATGAGGCACTGAGACGCTAATGGCAGGTGTAACACAAACAATACCAACCTATACAGGTGGTATATCACAACAGCCCGACGAATTAAAAATCCCCGGACAAGTTAATATAGCAAAGAATGTTATACCTGATGTAACAGAAGGCTTAACAAAAAGACCGGGTGGTAAGTTAGTAGCTAGTCTATCTGACTCATCAGCTTTTAGTTTACCAGACGGTAGTTATGCTACTACTTCTTATGATCCAGATTCACAAACAAATGGTAAATGGTTTAGTTACTATAGAGATGAGACAGAACAATATATAGGACAGATAGATAGAACAGGTAATGTTAGAGTATGGAAGTGTTCTGATGGTTCACCTGTACCTGTATTGTATGAAGGTGGTGCTGGTAGTACTACAGAGACTGCATTGAAGTTATATTTAAATCACTATGCAGACGATAATCTTCAAACATTAACCTTAAATGATTATACATATATAGCTAACCGTGGTGCATATAAAAGTGATGGATCATCACATCCTAAAACTACTGTAGTGATGAAGACTCTTACAGCAGGAGCGTATAATCCAGATCTTAGTGTTACTGCTGATAAAAATAAAAATGATGCTAGACCTAATGAAGCCTTTATAGCTTTAAAAAAGATACAATATGCTAGTCAATATGCTGTGAATTTATTCGATGCTACTCAAGGGTCACCATCGACTATATCGACAGCTACTAGGATAGAAATAAAAAGAGATATAGATAGTAGTAATGGCTGTACAAGTGGTAATGTATTACCCGGTTCTGGTAATTTACCAGATGATGGTCATATGTGTAACGATAGTGCAGGTAACGATCAACACGCATACTGCCCAAATGTAGCAACTAGAATATTCTCAGTTTCATCTAATGATGCCGGACCAGCTGAAGATGCTAATAATACAGCCCATTCATATGCTGTAACTCGTAGTGGTAGTACTATTTCTACAGGAGCTGCAGCTAATCTATACTTCCGTATATCAACTATAGGGCAGTCTGTAGCTCAAGGCGGTAGCCAAGCTGAACCTGATTACCAGTGTCGTTATACAACCACGCATGATCTATTGTATGGTGGAGAAGGTTGGGAAACAGGTGATTTCTTCTATCTCTGGATGAAGAATGCTAGATATAAAGTTACTATTATGGATAGTAGTATTTCTAAGATCCAAGTAACTATGAATAGTCAAGCTGGATCTGGTGCTATTAGACCGTTACCTACACCATTTGATAACCAAACTACTATTACTGCTGAAAGTATATTAGGTGAAATTAGAACTATTATTGAAGGGTATAATAATGGTATAACATCTTCAGAAACACAACAGATAGGTACAGGATTATATCTAACTAATGAATCAGCTTTTAATGTATCAACTCCTAGTGGAGATTTACTTAATACATTCTCTAAAAATGTAAATACAATAGAAGATCTACCAATGGAATGTAAGCATGGTTATGTTGTTAAAGTAGCAAATAGCGATGCTGATGAAGATGATTATTGGGTTAGATTTGAAGGAGAAAATTTAAAGGATGGTCCGGGTGTTTGGGAAGAATGCCCAGAACCGGGTAGGCAAATAAATTTTGATGAAGAAACTATGCCAGTTCAACTGGTACGTTTACAAGATGACGGCAGCGGTACAGTAACAGGTACTGCCAATGCTATTTACTTTAGAGTTGGGTATCCTGATTGGTCTAAGTGTCAAGTAGGAGATACTGCTACTAATCCAGAACCAAGTTTTGTTGGAAAAAAAATTTCCCAGTTAGTGTTCTTCCGTAATAGACTTTGTATACTAAGTGACACTAATGTTATAATGTCAAGACCGGGAAATTTCTTTAATTTCTGGGGAAAATCTGCAATCACATATTCTAATACTGATCCTATAGATTTATCAGTTAGCTCTACATATCCTTCTATAATATATGATGCTATACAAGTCAGTAGCGGTCTAGTTTTATTCACTGCAAACCAGCAATTTATGCTGACTACAGACAGTGATATACTAAACCCTACAACTGCTAAAATCAACACTCTAGCTGACTATAATTTTAATTATAAAACTAATCCTCAGTCACTAGGTACAAGTGTAGGTTTCTTAGACAACGCTGGTAAATATACACGTTTCTTTGAGATGGCTGGTATCAGAAGAGAAGGTGAACCGAAAGTAATAGAACAAAGTAAAGTTGTTAGTAAACTATTTGATGCTGATTTAAGTGTTGTATCTTCTTCTAGAGAGAATGCTATAATGCTATTCAACGAGAAAGATAAATCTACTATATATGGGTTCAGATATTTCAACTCTTCTCAAAAAAGATTACAGCAAGCATGGTTTACATGGGAAATGAGTGGTAATGTACAGTATCAATGTATGTTAGATGACTCATTCTACGCTATTATACGCAATGGTAGTAAGGATGTCATGCAAAAATTTGACATAAAAATGCGAGATGATACACGTCAAGTAACAGATGATAGACAAACTACTACTGAAGAGGATGATTTTACATATAGAGTACATTTAGATAATAGTTATATACAAGCCTCATCAGGAGTCTCTTATAGTGCCACAACAAATAAAACTACTTTTAGTTTACCTACAGGGTTTAACAATAGCTCTGGTCAGCTTGCGGTATATGTAGTACCATCAGCTAGTGATGATACATTTCAAGGAATGACGGCCAATGCTACGTTAAATAGTACTACAGTTGAGTTAGCTGGTAACTGGAAAACATATGTTGATGATGATGGTGCTACACAAACACCTGCTAATAACTTTATATTAGGTTATCAATTTGATATGGAAGTAGAATTTCCTACTATACATATAACACGTACAGAAGCTGAATCAACAAGGGCTGATACTAGAGGTTCTTTGATTATACATAGAGTTAAAATGAGCTTGGGAGATACAGGGCAGTACTCAACTTTACTACAACGTACAGGTAAAGATGATTATACAGAAACATATGAACCTGTCAATGCAGATGCCTATGATGCCAACCAAGTTGCATTGACTTCTGAATCAATAAGAACTATACCTATATATGATAGAAATATTAATTCTACATTAACACTTAAATCAACACACCCTTCACCAGCCACCTTACAATCTATGACATGGGAAGGAGAATACACCACCAAATTCTACCAACGTGTCTGAATTCATTCAATCAATCACTATTGAGGCTGCACTTTCTGTAGCCTCTAATTTACTACCTGATGATCGCAGAGAGATCAAAGAAGGGTGGGGTGCTGATCCATTACAATACTTACTTCTTGAAGCTGCCAAGGCAGAATGCATCTGCTTTAAATCGCCTAGCGGCAGGATTGCCGGAATGGCAGGAGTAGAAAAAGAAGATGGTAGAATATGGATGCTATGCACTGACGTCATTCATGAACATCCTTTAATCTTTGCAAGAGAAGCTAAACGATGGATAGAAAGTAGAGAAGAGAAGCTTCTATGGAATGTAGTGGACAAAAGAAATAAAGTCCATTTAAAACTTCTCAAATTTTTAGGGTTCAAGTTTCTACGGGAACTTCCTTATGGCCCTAACCAATTGTCCTTTATCGAGTTTTGCCGTGTGCGCAGGAGCAATGGCTGCATCAGCAGCAAATAAAAATGCCAAAAGGCAATGGAAATATGCAATGCAGAAGCGAGAGCGGAAGCATATGCAGAAGCTTAGTGTTTACAATGCTGCCAAAGTGCAGTTTGCAAAGGCTGGGGCTAACATCCATATGGGTTTGAATGCATCTTATAGTAGAGCACAAACCAAATTAAATCAAGTTAGAGATAAAGCGTTAAATGATAATCAAGATAAATTTATTGAACTAATGCAGAAGAGTAAGTTCGGAAACCTTATGGCATCTGGACAAACTGGCCGTTCAATTTCAAGATTCGGTTTATTAGAGAAAGCAGCTTTAGGTAGATTCTATGCTAAGAAAGCACATGGATTGACTATGGCTAGAGAATCATATGATCGTGGTACTAAGTTATCTCGTAGAAGAGCTACAATTGCTCATGAAAAACAATTTGCTAAAGTAGCGTTCCAACCTACAGAAGATGTAGCACCGCCACCACCTGTTATGCAGAATGTTGGTATGGCATTATTCGGTGATGCATTAGGCATTGCTGGTATGTTTATGGGAGCTTAATGATGAGAGAGCCATACGATTCATTCGATTACGAACAACCAGCTGATTATCTACCTGCCTTAAAAGAAGGCTACCAGCAAATAAACCAAGGGTTTGAAGATGCAGAAGCATTTGCTAGAGTTAATGATAGACAAAGATTAGCAAATGCAGAGATAATGGGTAGAGCGATAGACAATGCTGCAAAGTTTTCAAAGTCTATGGCTGGCCATTTGAAGAAGAAAAGAAAAGAAAGAGATGACGAGTATGCTAGGGAAGCTTTTGGGTTATCTATGAAGGTACCTCTTAGTTGGCAAGGGTATCAAGCATATAAAAATGATTCAGAAAACTTAAGAAAGGATCATACCTTTAATCAATACGCAGCATTCCAAGCTAATGAAGCAGGAGATACTGACCTTGCTGAAGAATTCAGTGGACTATCTGGCTGGCAAAGCGTAGTATTAAAAAAAGTTGTAGGTAGAACATGGGCTGCAAATTATAAGAGTGATTTCTACGGTAAAGATGGTATACATGCTAAAGATAAAAATGGTAAAAATAAGTATTTTCTTGAAACCAAAAACGATGATGGATCTAAAAGAGTAACAACTTGGTCTGAGGCTAATGCTGCTGAAAGAAATTTATTAATAGATCAATATAATACTAAACATGGTTTTGATGTAGTTAAAGATTTCAATAAAGAATTTGCAAAAGATACTTTTTGGAAATCTTATGAAAAGGCTATAAGTGGAATCACTGAGGCAGAAAATCTGAAAGCTTCTGGACAGTTCTGGGAGGAGAAGAATGCACTATGGGATTCCCAATTAATAGCAGCTGGTCAAACCAATAATTTCGCATCAGAATTTCATCAAGTTGTAGAAGAAGCTTATGCTGTTGGCCATGCAAAAGGTTTAACTGCTTCTGAAGTTCGTACGCAATTGAAAACAAAAGCAATGAACTTAGTCTTAACTGGTAAGTTAAAACCGGGGGAGATTTCATTAGATGATTACACATATACACATAATGATGGTCAAACAAAGAATTTAAAAGATTTTACTGAATTTACTACTTGGAATGAGGATGTAATTGCCATACAAGATAAGCAAAGACAATTAGAAAAGTCTAAAGAAAAATCAGCTATGAATGCATTTTCAAAAAATTTATATGCTAAAGTAGAAGAAACAGGTCAAAAGCTATCTGAAAAAGATACAGCTGCAATACATGCTGAATTCCGAAAGCAATTTCCAAACGTACCTTTTGCACAATGGCCGGAGAATGTTAAAGATCTGATGTCTCAGGAAGATGATTTAGATGATAATTACAAAGCTACCTTACAATATAAATATGACAATAGTATACCTATTTTAAAGAAAGATTGGATTAATATTTATAACGCTGAAGACCGAGAGACGTGGAAAAAGAAAGCCAATTCATCTGCAGGTCAAGGTGTAGAGACAGCTAAAAAACGTGATAGAGATGTAAATTCTGTTGTTGGTGGATTCTTAAGTGAATTGAAAGGTACAAAAGAAGAGAAGAGTTTAGAATTCAATACATTACATGATAGATCAACAGCATTTTATAATAACAAATATGCTGAATTAATAGGTGGTTGGGATCCTGATGATATGTCAGGTTTACATGGAGAAATTATATCTCAATTAAAGCTGAAAATACCAACTATGGATTTAAATTTAGCTGGTCCAGAAGATACTACAACCTATAAAAGGAGAATTGTTGCAGCTAAAGAGTTCATTGCAGAGACTGAAAGAGATCCAAATTTAACTCATACAGATCGTTTAAGTAATAACTTATTACCAAATAGCGAAATACATATGAAACAATTAGAAGATGGCTTTGCAAAAAATCCAGAGAGAAGCTCTATACCACATTATTACTACGCAGTTGCAGAACCTTTAAAAGGTATGACAGCTTGGCACGTAGCAAATTTACAATATAAATTAAAAACTGGTAAAGAATTACCTAAGCCATTAAATATTAAAGAGTTTGAAAAATTAAGTCCCGCAGCTCAACAAGTATTATCTTCTCATCCAACTGGTAATAGTTCCACACAAGTAGAAATAATAGAAGGTAATTTAAATCCTAATGAAGAGCAACTCTTAACACCCGGTCTATTTATGGGAGCAACAGCATAATGACAGAACAATTTCAAGAACCTACAGTAGACCTACAAAGTTTAGAGCAAAGCACTGAAGCAGATCAGAAATGGATTGCAGAAGAAAATGCTAGACAAGAAGAAGTACAAGCTGTAGAACAACAACAAACAGATACGGCAGCTCAATATGCAGCTGAACAAGCTGACCCTAGAAACAAAGATCAATGGGGTGTAGGTGGTGTTGTTAAAGAACTTCAATCAGCATTCCTTGGTGGATTACAAGATACAGCTTCTTCTGTTGTAACAGCTCCAGAACGTCTATTAGATGTAGCGTCTGGTGAAATGCAACAGGAAAGTAAAGATAGTAAATACACTGCTGAATGGGATGATTGGTTTGTAAATGATAAAAACCCAATAGAAACTAAAACATGGTGGGGTGGGCTTATAAGAAGTGCTACTCACTTTGGTTCATTAGGTGTAGGTATCGCAGCCGTAGCGCCATTAGCAGGTGCTGGTGCCACTGCAATAGGACTTGGTAGAGGTGTAACAGCCGTTGGTGGTCTTCTAACTAACCAATGGATGAGAGCCGCTGCAGTCGGTGCTGCTACTGACTTAGTTTCTAAGTATTCACAAGATGCAAACGGATTACAAATATTAAGAGATAGATATGGTTTCATAGATACACCTCTAACTACTAATGACTGGGATCATCCAGTAGTTAAAACATTTAAAAATGTAGCAGAGGGTATGGGTATAGGTGAATTGACCAATGGTTTATTCCGTATAATGGGTAAAGGTGCTAAACGCATATTACCTGATGGAAGACAAGTTGATTTTTCAGAGGAAGCTATAGCTAAAGGTGCAGCTCGTGATGCGAGTGTACAAGAACAAGTCTTAATTAAAGGCCAAGAAGAGATTATTGAATCTCCTACTGACTTTCGTGGACATAAAAATCAACCTATTTCTGATCCATGGCAAGGATCGCCCACATCAAAAGAGAACTTGATGGAGGTAAAGAGATCCCAAAAGAGAATTAGGAACGAATGGGGAGCTGAAGAGGGGTCACCCGGATCAGTTTCTACACCTTCTAACCTACAAAAAGCTGCTAGAAGCCAAGGATTAGATGATACAGCATTAGATGAAGTATATCAAGGGTTGAAAAGTGATGCAGAATACACTAATATTAAGGGACAATTAGCAGCTGGTAACACAAGTTTAAGAGAAGTATCCGGTGATGCAATAGAAGCTTTCCATAGAACTGGTTTAGGTAGAAATGCAATGGATCAAACTCCTGCTGAATACTTATCTGAGTATTATCAGAATGCTTTACCTCATTTTGAGGGTACACCAGAAGCAATGATGGAGTTTACTACTAAATATGTAGAGGCTGCTGACCTTTTAACTGGCTCATTACTACGTGAAATACGTGATATGGGTATAGTTGGACGTGAAATAGCAGATATTGCTGACCTTGGTAGTGTAGATGGACCTGCTAAAGCCCTATACGATAAGTTAATTACTACAGTATCAGAAGTAAATAGATCAAAATTACTACAATCTCCTGAATTTAGAGCTTTAGGTGAGGCAAATGCAGGTAATCCAAAACAAGCACAGAAGCTACAATCGGATTATGTGAACCAAAACATGAGCGTTCGTGTTGGTGAATCTATAGAGGCATTTAGATTAGCGTTTAAAATAGCTGGAGAAGATGCTACAGACGATATGTTTAAAGCTATCTTTGAAACTGTATCTATGAATAAAGAGATACATAATCTAACTGACTTTGATGCATGGGTAAGAAGAAAATTAAAAGGTGGAGACTTTGACGGTAAACCTAAAACAGGTATATTGCTAAAAGAAATGCATAAAGTCATGCTTAATAGCATACTTAGTGGTCCTAAAACACCAGTAAGAGCTATTATGGGTACTTCTACTGCAACATTCTTACGTCCTTTATCACAAACTATGGGGGCATTAATAAACCTACCATTCACTAAGGATTCAGCTACACTAAGATCTTCCATGGCATCAGTTAATGCTATGGTTCAAGCAGTTCCAGAAGCTTGGACATTATTTAAAACAAGACTCAATTCATATTGGGCTGGTGATGTAGCTACTGTTAAATCACGTTTCATGGAATACTCCCAAGGTGATGAACAATGGGCAGTATTTGGAAACTGGATAGAGAATAGTGGACAAGCTACAAAAGGTGATCAAGCTGCATATTATTTAGCTAATATGGCTAGACAATTGAATGCTAATAAGTACCTAACTTACTCTACTAAGATCATGGCAGCTACTGATGATACCTTTGGGTACATTTTAGCTAGATCAAGAGCTAAAGAGAAAGCAGTTAGAGAGGCATTACAGAATGGTAACCTAGGTAGAACTACTGAAATCAATCCTAGTATATTAAAAGAAGCAGAAGATAGATTTTTAGGACAAATAATAGATGCAGATGGTAATATCGTAGATGATGCAGTTATGTTTGCCAAGAAAGAAGCTACACTTACAACAGATCTAACAGGATTTGCTAAAGGAATAGAAACAGTTATGCAATCTACTCCTTGGACTAGACCTTTTTTCTTATTTGCAAGGACGGGTGTTAACGGTTTAACTCTTACAGCTAAACATACACCGGGATTTAACTTTTTAGTTAAAGAATTCAATGATATTGCAAGAGCTAACATAGAGGATTTATCAAATGTCAATAAATATGGTATTAATACAGCTGAAGATTTAATGAATGCTAAGGCATTACAGAATGGAAGAGTTGCCATTGGAGGATCAGTCATTACGATGGCTGGTATGCACTTCATGAATGGTGGTCTAACTGGTAATGGTCCTACTGACAGACGAAAAAGACAAGTCTGGATAGATGCAGGTTGGCAACCTAGAAGTATAAACATTGGAGGGGTATGGGTCGGCTATGATTCCATGGAACCGTTTAACCAAATTCTCTCTGCAGTAGCTGATATTGGAGATCATAATCAGCTGATGGGAGAAGAGTGGACAAAGGATCAATTCCAAAAATTATCTCTAGTTATTGCACAAGCTGCCACAAGTAAGACTTATTTACAAAGTTTACAACAATTCGTAGACTTCTTTGCAGGTGAACCGGGACAACAGAATAGGGTAATAGCTGGTTTATTGAATAACCAAGTACCTTTAGCTGGTTTACGTAATGAAGTTGGGAAACTCTTTAGTCCTCATATGAGAGAGTTAAACTCAGGTTGGCAAGATGCTATAAGAAATAGAAACTTAACTACTGAAATGATGTCAGGAGATCCATTAGCTATTAAATATGATATGCTAAATGGAAAACCAGTTAGAGAGTATGACTTCGTAACAAGGATGTGGAATATGTTTATTCCTGTACCTTTAAACCTAGATCAAAGTCCGGGTCGAAAGATGTTATATGAAAGTGGTTATGATTTAAGGTTATCAACGTACTATGGTACGGATGGTACTGACCTAACTGATTCACCAAAATTAAGATCTAAATTCCAGAAATTAATTGGTGATCAGAATTTAGAATTACAACTAAATAAACTTGCTGAAGATCCAAGGATTATAGATTCCATAGCTGCAATGAATCGTGACTTACAGAATGGTAATAGAGGAAGAGAACCAATGGAAGCTTATTATCATAATAAAGCAATTGGTCAAATCTTTACTAGAGCACGACAGATAGCATGGGCTCAAATGAAGCAAGATGCAGAGGCACAACGTTTGATTGCTGAAGAAAGAGCAAAAGGCATAGAAACTAGAAAATCTTTAAAGGAAACCACCAACCTACTACAAATGAATAGATAACGACAATTTAACCTTTCCATATAAATATGGCCACAACTTATCAAGA